GCATTGCGGCGGCCATCGCCCGGCCTTTGTTGCAGCTATCGTCCACCAGCAAGACGCGGCGGCCGCACTCGGCCCGGTTGGCACTCTTGCCGTTGGCGATCCCATGAGCGAACCCGCGCACGTCCGCGAGCGGGAGGCCCAGGTGCGTGGCGATGATGCTGGCGGGCAACATGCCGGAGCGAGGGATGCCCACCACGCAATCAAACTTGCGGCGGTCCAGGCGGTGCAGCTCGCGGGCAATCGTTTGGGCCATATCGGCCACCGTGCGGATGCTTAGCGGCATTCAGGCTTTCCGGCCACGGAGGCCCATGTTGATGAGCCGGTGCTTTTTGTCCCCGCGAGGCTCGGCCACCGGGGTGAGGTCCACCAGGCCCGCGAGCGTGAAGCACTCCGCCAGATAGCGCGGGGTGATGATGGCGCGGTGCATCCAGGATGAGCCGTGCTGGCCCTTCTTGCCATAGTTGAGGATGCGGGCCTGAGCTGCCAGGAAAGGATGCTCCCGGTGCAAGTCGCGTTTCCACATGCCCGGATGGCGCGAGGTCTCGCCGGTCTCCTCCCACTCCAGCAGGGAGCGCATGAGCGGGGCCGCGTTGACGGTGTGGACCTCCAGGAACCCGCCGGGCTTGAGGATGCGGACCCACTCCCGGATGGTGCCCTCCACCAGATACCATTCAACGTGCTCAATACAGTGGGAGGAATAGACCTCCGCAAAGGTCGCGTCCTTGAACGGCGGCCGGGAGGCATCGCCCACATGATCGGTGGCCGGACCGGGGGCAATGTTCAAGGTCTCGAAACCGGGCAAGCGCTCGCGCCCTGGTCCAATCTCCAGCCGCCGCACGGGGGTCATGAGAGGGCCGGACCCCGGAGCATCCGCTGGAGCGGATAGGACTTGGCCATGGGGTCATCACCGCGCGCATCCCAAAGCTGGTGCAGGATGATGGCCACCGCTTGCTTGACCTCATCGGGGACGTTGGCAGGGTCCACGGTCGCGGGCGAGGTCTCGGGCGAGGTGTCGCTTTCCCACGCCTCCGGGATTTCCCCGTCCGTGTGATACTCCAGGAAAATCGCGCTGGCCTGGTCAATCTTGTCCACCAGGTCCGCGTCATCGTTGGTGTCCCCGGCGGGGCCGAGCCTCAGCCACCGGCGGGCCTCCTCAACGGTCACCAGGGCGGTCATGCCTCGCTCCGATATTCGGCCGTGACGGTGCCGCGCACTCGCTCCAGCACCAGGTGGTCATTCCGGATCACGTGCTCCCCGGCACGGTTGCGGAGGTGGCGCTCAAGCCATCCCTCCTCGCAATCGTAGGCCACCACGTTCTTGACCACCATGCCGTCCAGCGTGACCTTGATGCGGCGCGCGTCCTCATAGGTCACCGGCGCGTCCGCCCGGTCCAGGGCATGCACGGACTGCCGCACCGGCGGAATGGCGAGCGAGGGTGCGGGCGCGGGATCGCGCGGGCCATTCAACTCCAGCTCCATGTCCAGGCCGATGACCCAGCCCGCGAGCTTGAGGAGGAGCACGCCCAACCAGGCGCGGACCCGGAACGTGCGGGAGAGATTGACCTTGACCCGGAGCTTGAGGCCAGCGGCCGAGACCGGGACGCGAAGCTCAGCCACCGTTGCCATGGCCAGCATCCTTTCCGTCCAGGCCCGCCTTGCCGTCGCGGCCACGCTTGACGCTCAGCCGCCACGCATCGCTGGCCTCCGGCTTGTCCGCCTTGGTGGTGTCGCGCTGGGCAATCCAGGTAGAGCCGCCCCAGCTCACGCTGTCCCCCTGCTGATAGTCGCGCTCCTTCCAGGTGCCGCGATCCAGCACCACGGGGAAACGCAATTGGAATTCGTCCGAGACCTCGCCCTTGGTGAAACGGAGCTGGATGGTCCGGCCATCCTCCAGTTGCTCCACGTGGAAGTCATCCAGCGTGAACGTGGTGCCCGGTGCCCCATCGGTGCCGTCGCGGCCGTCCTTGCCGTCCACGCCAACCACCCGGCCGAGGTCCACCGTGGTCCCGTCATCGCCGGTGAGGTGGAGATGGCCCTGGGCGTCCAGCAGGCCGCCAGTGAAGCCCTTGCCGTCACGGCCGTCCGAACCGTCACGGCCGGGCGTTCCAACAATCCGTCCTAGACGCTTAATCCGGCCATCGGTGAACGTGGCCAGGAGGGCACCCTTCAGGTCAATGACCAAATCGGCCACCCCTAGGCCATCCACTCCATCGGTGCCGTCGCGGCCGTCCTTGGGCACCGGGATGGTGGCCACGGCCCGCTGGACCTCGGCCGAGATGAGCGGTTGCACGTCCTCGGGTGTGATGCTGGTGCCGTCGCGTCCATCGGCTCCAGGCGCGCCTGGTGCTCCGTCCTTGGCCGCCGGGATCGCCGCCACGGCCTCGCGGACCAGCGGCTCCAGCATGGTCCGGACCTCCTCGGGTTGAACGCTCCGGCCCGGCTCACCGGGTGCTCCGTCCGTGCCGTCGCGGCCTGGTGCTCCGGCCTCGGCCGGGGGAAGCTCGGCCACCGCGAGCGCCACCGCGCTGGCGATCACCGGCGCGAGGTCATCCACGGTCACGCTGGTGCCATCGCGGCCCGGTTCACCCGGCGCGCCATCCGTGCCCGGCTCACCCTGGAGGCCGCGCTCCGGCGGCGGGATCGCTGCAACGGCCTCGGCCACCAGGCCACGGATGACCTCGGGTTGCACCGGCGGCGCATCGGCACCCGGTGCCCCGTCCTTGCCGTCCACACCCGCGACCGTGCCCGCCTCCAAGGTCTCGCCATCGGTGAGGGTGAGGATGAGCACGCCATCCGTGCGCACAATCGCCTTGGCGATCCCGCGACCCTGGAGACCAGGCTGGCCCGGCTCACCCTGGAGCGGCGCGCGCGCCTCGGCATCGGCCAAGCGGCGCTCCATGGTGGCGAGCTGTTCGCGGTAGGGCGCGACCTCGCGGGCCACCACGTCGCGGACAATGGCACTCATGTCCGCGCCGAATTTCTTGGCGTCAAACGTCATGCCAACTCCCTCCGCATCGTGTCCAGCACCTCGGCCATCTTGGCCTCCTCGGCCGCCTGGGCCTCGGCCTCGGCCGCCGGGTTGTCATTCGCTGGCGGCTTGGCCTCAAATGCCTCCAGCGGGTCAATGATCGCGGCAATCTCGGCCGGGGTCAAACTCGGGAACGCGGCGGCAATGGCGGCCTTTGCGCTTTCGGGCGGCATGGTCCCGCTGGTGACCGCTTCAATGATCGCCAGCAGGGCGTCCACCTGGGCACCGTTGAACGCGGTGGCTTGCACGTCCGCCACGGTCTCGCCGGTATCGTTGGTGCTCGCGGGCGCGGCTCCGCCGCCAGTGGCAAAGGGATTATCCTGCGCATCGCGCTTGGCCAGCGCGCCCAGGGAAAAGTCCTGCTGTTGGCGATAGACCGTGTTGCCGCCGTCAATCGGGGGCAAGCTAATCCGGCGGCGCGCCTCATCCGGGGTCAAGATGTTCTTGCCCTTGTCCAGCGCCTCCATCATCGCGGCGGTGTCCATGCGGAGGAGGCCGTCCACGTCGAATTCACAGGCGAGGTTGGCACCCAGCTCCAGGCCATCGTCCAGCAAGGCCTCTATGTTTTCCATGAGCGTCTGGAGGCATTGCGAATAATAGGCCACGTCCGCCGCCTGGACATTGCCATAGGCGGGCATGGCCCCGGCCCCGATTTTGTAGAGCGGCACGCCAAAGGCCATCGCCACCATCTCATTGGTGAGCTTGAGCTGTTCCACCGCCTGGGAATTCTGAGCGGTCACCTCCATGCTCATGTATTTCAGGCCGTCACCCAGGACCGCGACCTTGCCCGCGTTGTCGCCCGAATAGTTGTTGTTCCAGGCCGCCTTGAGCCGGTCCGCCACCTCTTGCTTGATTGGCCCCTCGGCCGTGAGGATGCCGCCCGGCCGCGAGCCGTTGCGAAAGAAAAAGGTGGAGTTGCGCTGGATGGACATGCCTTGAGCGGCCGCGAGCGCGCACGCCTCAATTGGCGGGATGCCCACCAGCGGGTGATACTTGGGCTTATAGCGATCATGGATGATTTCGCTGGCGGGTGCCGCGACCATATCAACCGTGAGGCCGGAGAGGTTGTCCCGGTGGAGCTGATAGAACACGTCCCCCTGGTCGCTCACCAGCGTGACCACGGAGCGGGGGTCCAGGATGAAATAGGCCACCACCTTGCCCGCCGCATCGCGCTCTTTGAGCACATAGACGTTGCCCCAAATCAGCAGGCTCAACAGCCATTGCTCAATGAACTGCACCCGCGTCTGGTAGTGGTTGGGCTTGCGGAAAATCGGATTGACCGGGTTGAACACCTCGGACCAAATGCCAGCGCCGCTCCGTTGCATGAGGCGCAAATTGAGCTTGGCGATATCGCCCGAGATGAGCGCCAGGCACGCCTGGACCGCCGGGTGCCGGAGGATATCCTCCGTGCGGATTTCAATGTTCTGCTGCCAGGCCCCGGCGAAACTCTCCAGGATCACACCCCACACGGTGTTCATGCTGCCAACCGGCATGAGCGTCTTGGCGATGCCCCGCCAATCTGAGGTGAACGGAACCGGGAGGCCTAGGACGCGCACCTAGTCCGCCTTGGCGGCGGCCGCGTGGTGTGCGGCGATCCGCTCGCGGCACTCGGCCTCGGACCACCCGGCGAAAAAGCGCTTTCCGGTGGCGGCCTTGTAGTCCTCGCGGGCGGCCACCAGCTCGGGCGAGGGAGGAGTGCGGGCGTTGCCGAGCTTGACCTCCTGGACCGTCTTGGTGACCAGCGCGGGAGCGGGTGCGGCAATGGTGCCGAGGTCCGCGCGGGTGGCTTGCCCGGTGGCCTCCAGGACGCGGCCGTGCTGGCGCGTGGGGTTGAACGTGTCACCCGGCTTGAGGGCGCGGCCCTTATAGCGAAAGCTCTTTTTTGCCGTGTGGACCATGTGCCGCGTCTCCAGAATTCGTTGGCCGGTATGCCAACGGGGCCGGTCATTGTCACCGGCCCCGTCAACAGTTTACGCCCCCGGCTTAGGGCGAGGTGTCCCCGGTGGGGCCGTAGGCCGCCCCGGAAATCATCGCCACCGGCGAGGCGCGGCGCTTCTTGTAGGTCACCCAGCGCTCCGCACGGAGGGCGATGAGGTTTTTCTGCCAGAGAGACAGCGTGGCCTCATCGCCACCGGCGATATCCAGCGTGGCCTGGTTGGAGCTGTCCAGCCGCACCACGCCATCGTCCGCCAGGAGGATTTCCCCCGCGACGATGAACACCACGTAACCGGCCGGGGAGCTGTTGCTCACCAGCACAGGAAAGCCGTCGATGGAGCCGCCGCGCGCGGTCATCTCGGGGAATTCCTTTTGGCCCAGCGCGTTGCGGAGGCTGGCCAGGCCGCGCGCGAGCGTGTCGTTCATCACGATGACCAGGGTGGCCAGGTTGATGTTGGTGGAAAGCGAGGCGAGCGCCGCGTTCATGTCGAACGTGAACGCCTCGGCATCGGTGCCGCTGGCGGGAACCGGCACCACCGCGTTGGTCACGGAGGCCGGGCGCGAGCTGGTCGCGGTCACGGTGGGGTCCACGAACTGCTGGTCCATGAACGCCGCGACCTGTTCCACCAGGTCACGCCGGACGGTCTCCTCCGCCGAGGGCGAGGAGAGGCGCACCAGCTCCTCGCTCATGACCACGATGCCCGCGATCTTGTTGTAACCCAGCGTCACGTCCGTGAAATCCGGGTTGCTCACCGGCTTGGCCGCCGCCTCGCCCACCCAGTTGACGCTGGCGCCGGCGGACTGTGCCGGGATGAGCACGTTGAAGGGAACGCGGCGGAACCCTTCGATGCGGCCCATGATCGTGGCTGGGCGCAGCAAGTCGATGAACTCGCTGGCCAGATTGGTGGGCTGGGCCAGCTCGGAACCCCAGCCCGGCGAAACGTCCGCCGCCGTGCCGACAGTGGCCTTGATGAATGCGGTGACCTCGGGCGTTTGGGTATCCCACCGCTTGGCATAGGCGAGGGTGTCCGAGATGGACCCCTTGCCCGCCGCGATCGCCATGGCGTAGCGCGCAAAGCGGGTGCCCTTGGGAAGCTCCACGCTCTTGGCCTCGGCA